ACCGCTGACGGCATTTACATCTGGGGCCATCCGGCCGATGCCGGGCCGAATCGTCTCTGGGGCTTGCCGGTGGTCGCCACCGTCGCTCAGACCCAGCACACGGCATTCGTCGGCGCGTTCAAACTCGGCGCACAGGTGTTCCGCCGCCAGGGCATCACCGTCGAGACCACGAATTCGAACGTGGACGATTTTACGAAGAACCTAATTACTATCAGAGCAGAAGAAAGATTGGCTCTGGCAGTGTATAGGCCGCTAGCGTTCTGTACCGTTACCGGATTGCCTTAGGTAACGCTAAGTATCTAGCCTCCTGAGCGGGAGTCTGTGGTATACTTAGCCCATTGGAAGACGGTAAATGCCCCCGCGATGTGATCACCATCCGGGGGCGTGACCAGACACGTGGAGGTGTCCGGTGGGCGAAGTCTACATCCAGTTGCCGCTTGTTGTCCCGATGAAGCGATGCTCGAAGTGCAAGCGCGATCTCCCACATTCAGCGTTCGGTCGTTACGCACGGCGTGCTGATGGTTTGCAGAACTACTGCAAAGACTGCATGAGCGCATACAGCGCGAAGTATGGCCCGCAGTATTATCTGAATCACCGCGAAGAGGCCCGCGAGTACAGGCGTGAGTACTACGCCGAGCATCGGGAGTCGCTCAAAGCAGGGGTGCTTGAGAAGCAGAAGGCTCCACACCGCGTCGCCTATCGTACGCAATGGGCGCGGAACAACCCTGAGAAGAGCGCCGCCTTTCGACGCTCTTGGCGCGAGAGGAATCCTGAGTTATCCCGCGAATATGTGCGCCGGCGTTACGTCTGGCGGAAGACGGGCGTGATCGCTCCGTTTACGCTGGCGCAGTTGCAAGACAAGATGCGCTATTGGGGTGGCCGATGTTGGATGTGCGGTGAACCCGCCACGACCGTCGATCACGTCAAGCCGATCTCGAAGGGCGGGCGGGACATCCTCGCGAACATGCGACCGGCGTGTGCTGCTTGCAACAGTAAGAAGCACGCGAAATGGCCCTACCCGTTAGTGCGAAACATCCCGAAGTGGGATGAGTAAAGGAGCCTTGCATGTCCTATATGCCAGCGGGAGCCCCGAACACGATGCCGGGCTCGCGCCAACGCATGAGCGCCAAATCGACCGGCGCAGGTGTTGGGGACTTCACCGGAGCAGGCGCACCGGGAGCGAACGCGCTCGCCGGGACCTGTGCCGTGGGCGACCGCTACACCGATTTGACGGGCGGCCAACTCTACATATGCACCGCCACGAATGGTACGTCCACCGCTACATGGGTAAAGGTGGGCACGCAAGTCTAGCGCCTTCGTGATGGCGCGATATAGCCCTTTGCGCGGTACTCGCGGGCATACACCGTCTGATAGCAGGCGGAGCAGTAGCCCTTCGCATAATGCTTTCCGGCGGTTGTTCCGCAGCGGACACAACCTTCCGGGTGCATCTCCCAGCCGTGCGGCAATGCCGCCTGATGGGTAGCCATATGCTCGGAGGCAGAGAGGACGCGAAGATTCTCTGGACGGTTGTCAAGCCGATCCGCATTGACGTGGTGGACATGCTCGTCGGCGTGCAGTGGGCGAGCGAGCATGTTGGCAGCGACGAGGCGGTGCTCGGCAACATACCCTTCCTTATCAGCGTTTGGATGCTCCGGCATCCAGCAGTAGCGGTAGCCGTGGTGGATGCGAACGCCACCCTTCCACGTCGGCGCGTTCTCTCCGCGCATCTCTCGTCGTTTCGATGGCTCACCGCGAATCGCGGTTCTGGTGCACTCACGGGAGCAGAACACGCGCCCGACGACGTTCCCCGGAGTCCGGTAGACGGGCTTCCCACACTGCGCACACGGGTATTCGGTCTTCATCGTTCCTCCTTGTACGGAGGATACCACGATGGGTAACAAGCATCAAGACAAGGAGAACCGAGATGGTCTACACGTCTGAAACTGCGATATACGCTGACAGCGAGGGAAATATCGTCCCCGAAGACAGCCCCGAGGCTGCGACCCTCGTCGTTGCCGCCGGCGGCACGATCACGGACGAGGAGGCAGCGAAGTACGGACTCACGGACGAGGGCGGGGCGAAGCGGAAGAGCGATGACGCGCCCGCTGACGACGCGGCAGATGCCCCCGCAGACGCGCCAGCGCACGCCCCCGCAGACGCGCCCAGGCCCGATGACAAGGCCGCCGGCGGCGCGAAGCCAGCAGCGAAGAAGTAGGCAGTGCGATGAGCGTTCCCGTCGACATCCATGACGCCGTCGCCGCGTTGGTCGAGCCGACGCTTGACCCGGTCCTCACCGATGCGGAGATAGACGCGGCGATTCTGCGCTCCATGGGCTATCGCACGTGGGCGCCGACGACGACGTATCTGCCGGATGTCCTTGTGACGCCCACCGTGCCCAATGGGTGGGCGTACACGCCAAGCCGAACCTGGAACCCGGATCCCGGCGGCGGTGTTGTGCCCGGAACATCGGGGGACACGGAGCCGACGTGGGTGATCCCCGCGACCAGCCGCAATCCGTCGGCGTACGTGGCGGATGGCACGATCACATGGGCGGCCGCAGTGCCCACCAGTGGCACCTACGATGTGAAGGCGGCCGCCAGTGAGTGCTGGCGAACGAAAGCGCGGAAGGCATCGGATCGGGTGGACACCGCGATTCTCGGTGCAGGGAGTTCGAGAGAAGCGACGACCTATGAGCGGTGCGTCGCGATGGCTGATTTCCTGCAGCCGGTCGGGCTCTTCTAATGGTTCGTCCCTACTTCTCTGCCGGGACGCTCGATCGCATGCGCCGCACCGATGAGCGTGCCATGCCCGACACCGCGCAGATCCAGGCCAGCACGATCATTGACGACGGCGCCGGCGGCTCCGAGCCGGGATGGTCCACGACCGCGACGGTGCCATGCCGTGTGACCGCGCTCACGCGCAGCGATGCGGAGCGCGTGATCGCGGATGTCCAGATGACCCGACCGATCTATCAGATCTCCATCCCGCTCGGCACCGCCGTCGCCGACGACAACCGCGTCCTGGTCGGGTCACGGTCCTTTGGGATTCTCGCGATCATCAATGGGAGCTACAACACGAGCCGGGCGCTCATCTGTGCGGAGGACACGTAGATGATGATCATCATTGAGGACGAAACTACGAAAGCACAATACGCCGTCCAACCGGAGGACTACGAGCGGGAGAAAGACGGCGCGTACGCGGGCTATACCATCGTCTCCAACGAGGATGGAACGCCTGTGGAGTCGGCCGAACCGGATACCGCTGAGAAAGCGCAGTCATCGTAATGCCCGCTGGCGTGCGCATCGAGGTCATCCGTAACGACTTCGCACGGATCGCGGCACGACTGCCCGGGGTCGTTGACCCGATCGTCGCGGAGTCCGCCGCCGCGGTCGAGGCTGCGTGGAAGGCGGGCGTGCACGTGCGTACCGGCCGCTACCGCGACAGCATCCACACGACGCGCACGGGCTCCGGTGCCTACACGGTGACGACGGATGTTGAGTACGCCGTCTATCAAGAGTTCGGTACGCGGTACATGGCGGCGCACCCGGCGATGGTCCCTGCGGTGGAACGGGAGCAGCAGCGGTTCATCGGCCGCCTGTCGCACCTGGAAAGTGGACTGGCGTAGTGGCTACCATCGTCACAGCTGAGAAGTGGATTGCGAGCACGCTCAAGGGCGATTCCGTCTATATGGGCGCGAGTCCGGGAGGCGTCTATCGCGTGCAAGCGCCGCAGAGCGCCGTATTGCCCGCGACCGTCTTCCAGAATCAGGGCGGCGGCTCGGTCAGCGTGTCCGAGGTCGCCGGGGTGCGCATCATGGCGAACGCGCTCTATCTCATCCGGTTGATCAAGCCCGGCAACTCCATCGTCGCGCTCGAGGCGGGTGCAGATCGCATGTACACGCTCCTGCACCGCAAGAGCGCCACGCTGGGTAGCGGTCACGTCCTCTCGTCCGTTCAGGAGGATGAGTACGAATCCTTCTACGAGGACGGCGACGAGGATTTCGTGGAGTTGGGGCACCTCGTCCGTATGCTCCTCCAATAGTCCCATTGCTCACATTCGTGTCGCCCGCGTCTGCGGGTTTGTTGCCTTGCAAGGAGAACGCAGATGCCGGAGCGAACTGTTGTCACGGAGTTAGTACAGTGTGGTGTGGAAAGTGTTATTGGTACACTCGTACCAGCGACGAAGCGCCTCAGCTCGCTCTCGATCGCGCCCGACATCCAGGGCACCATCACGAAGTTCGGCCCGATGGGCAACAAGTTCGACACGCTCAACGTGCTCGGCAAGGAATGGACGGAGTCGGCCATTGACGGCCCACTGACGTACGACGAGAGCATCTATGTCCTCTCGACCTTCTTCGCGATGACGCCCGGCGTCCAGATCGGCACGACGGGCGCCTACACGTGGGGATTCGACATCGCCTCCTCGGCGCCGGATACCGTCAAGTCGCTCTCCATCGAGCGCGGTTCGTCCGTCGGCGCCGAGACGGTCGCGGGGAATGTGGCGCGGGCGCTGAACATCCTTGTCACGCGCGATGAGGCGACCTTCAAGGGGACGCTGATGGGCAAGCTGACGACGACGGGCGCGACGCTGACGCCGTCCGTGAACGACGTCAAGAGCCTGCACGCCGTGGCCGCAGTCACGGGCGGCACCTTCACCATCGCAGCAGGCGGGAACACCACGACAGCGATCACGGGCGCGACGGCGACGGCGAGCACCGTGCAGACTGCGCTCAACACCGCGACACCGAACGCGATCCCCTATACCGCCGTCGGTGGCAACCTCGCGACGCCGACCGATATTGTCTGCACCGCTTTCGGCACGGGCGTACAGCCCGCCTGGACGATCACACCGACTGGCATCACCGGCGGCCCCGTTTCGGTCGTCCAGGGCGCCGCCGGCGCGGGCCCGAATCCGCTGCCACTGATCCCGGTCCTGCCGCAGCAGTTCGATGTCTACCTCGACAACAGTGCGGCGGCGCTCGGGACCACGAAGCTCCTGCGCGTCCTCTCGGTGGAGACGGACATGGCCGATCGGTTCAATCCCCTCTGGGCGATCAACAGCGCGAACACGTCCTATGCCACCACCTATGAGACGAAACTCAAGCCGCAGGTGAAGATGCAGATGGAGCGCGACGCGGCCGGTATGGCGCTCGTCGCGGCGATGCGTGCCGGCGCGACCCGCTTCATGCGCCTGAAGGCAACGGGCAGCGCCATCGCCACGGCCGCATACGGCTTCTCGCTCGACATGGCGCTCCAGGTCTCCGATGCGCCGGCATTCGATGACAAGGATGGCCTGTCCACGCTCTCGTGGACCCTCGACCTCGTCCACGATCCGACCTGGGCGAAAGCGATTCATCTCGACGTGACCAACACCCAAGCCTTGTTGGGCTAGGAGTCAACTTTGAAACTCAGTCAACTGGTAGAGGACCGGCGGACGGTGACGATCCCGATCGGATCGGGTGAGATCACGCTCGGCTATACCCCCGCCGGCGTCACGCCGCGCATGTTCGCGATGGCGGATGAGGCGCAGAACGGGACGGTCAATATTGGCGCGCTGTGCACGATGATGGCGCCGATGCTGATCGATTGGGACGTGACGGATGACGATGGCGCGACGTTACCGCTCACCGCCGAGGGCTTGATGGATGTGCCGATCCCCGTCCTCGTCAAGCTGATGGAAGCGATCGCGGCGGACATTGCCGTCCCAAACTCACCCAGCGCGCCCTCCGGGTCTGGCTCGTCACCGGCGGGCTCGCAGGACGCGCTCCCCTCTGGTATCTCGTCATTCGCGCGGGTCGGTACTTAGGCGTCGATCCGCGCTCACTCGCGGATGAATCGATGGTCTGGGTGCATCGCGCGCTCACCGCCGAATCGGTTGAAGCGCAGGCGCGGGCAGAACTTGAACGGCGCGCCGATCGCTCCGGCCGCTTTCGCAGTTGATTCACCCGATGCATGTGCGGGTGAGTGGCCCGACACGGCATCGGGTGAATCAAAGCGGGGTGAGACTGTGCCGATCCAGGCGGCCGAACTCAAGGCAGTTATCACCGCCGATTCATCGCAGGCGGAAAGCAGCATCTCTGGCTTCGGCAGCAAGCTCGCTGGCCTCGGCACCGCGATCACCGGCGGCACGGCGCTGATCGGCACGGCGCTCGCAGGCGTCGGTATCGCCGGCGTCAAGATGGCCGCGGACTTGCAGCAGAGTGTCGCCAACATTTCCACGATCAAGCCGGACATCGATACGAGCGCTGTGTTCAACTCACTCTCGGAGATCTCGACACGGGTACCGCAATCAGCCCAGTCGCTGGCAGATGGTCTCTATAACATTTTCTCATCCATCAACGTCTCGCAGGACCAGGCGCTGCAGCTCGTCGAGCAGTTCGCGAAGGGCGCGGTGGGCGCGCAGACGGACGCACAGACCTTCGGCACCGCGGTGATCGGCGTCATGAACGCCTACGGCTCGTCCGTCGATGACGCATCGCATATCAGCGATGTGTTCTTCAATACCGTCAACTCTGGCGTGGTAAACGGCCAGGAGCTCGCGGCGAACCTCGGCCTGGTGACGCAGTCCGCGAAGGGCGCTGGCGTCGGCTTCGATGAGTTGGGCGCCCTGATCGTCGGGGTGACGAAAGAGGGCGGTCCGGCGGCGCAGAACATCAATAACCTCTCCAATCTGCTGCTGAAGATGCACACGCCCGACGCAACGAAGAACTTCCAGGCACTCGGCATCGCCACAACGGACGCCAGCGGGAACTTCCGCTCAACGATCGACGTGATGGGCGATCTGCAAACGCGCCTCGGCACGATGACCGAGGCGGAGCGTAACGCCTACATTCAGAAGATCTTCCCCGACGTCCAGGCACAGACGGGCGCGCGTGTGCTCATGGGCGAACTCGATTCCGTGCGCGCTGCGATGGCGCAGAATACGTCGGCAGCGGGGAGTGCCGAAGCCGCCTACCGGACGATGAGCCAGACCGCGTCGGCCCAGTTCCAACTGCTGAAGAACACGGGCGTGCGCGTCCTGACGCAACTGGGCGCGGCGATCCTGCCGGTGATCACGCCGCTCCTTGTGGCCTTCAACCAGCAGCTGCCCGGCGCGATCAAAGCCTTCCAGGCGGCGATGGCGGGCGCGGGCGGTGGCGCCGGCCTGACGAAGCTGCAGACGATCGCTTTTGCGCTCGGCAAGGCCTTCCAGTTCGTGCGTGACAGCGTGCTGACGTTCGCCCAGGCGCTCCAGGGCAACTGGACGGACGCGCCGGGCATCGTTGGCTTTCAAGCGGCGCTCGGCAACCTCGGGCTCTTCATTCGCAACGTCGTCATCCCGGCGATTCAACAGTTGGCCGCCTGGGTGACGGGCTCGCTCATCCCCGCGATCCAGCAGGCGGCCGCGTTCATCAGCGCCAACGTCATCCCGGCGCTGCAGCAGTTCAGCGCCTGGTTCATGGCCGTGGGGCTGCCGGCGATCCAGCAGTTCGCGGCGCAGGTGCAGACCTTCTTCCGCGATCAGATCGTGCCCGCAATCGAAGCGGTCGCGAAGACCGTCCTGCCGATGCTCGCCCAGGCGTGGCAGACGATTTCCACCGAAATCATCCCGACGGTCATTGCGATCGCGACGACGGTGAAGAACAACTTCCAGGCGATCGCCGACTTCATCACGGCGCACGGTGAAGCGATCAAGAACATTATTTCGGGCGTCTGGACGGTCATCAGCACGACGATCGGCAATGAGCTCAACATCATCACCAATGTGATTGCCCTCGCGATGAATCTGATCCAGGGCGACTGGTCCGGCGCCTGGCAGAACATCCAGAATATCGTCACCGGGATGTGGAATACGATGCAGACGCTGGCGGGCGTCTGGATGGACGCGCTGCACGCGATTGTCGGTACCGGGATGGATGCCATCGGCTCACTGATGCAGTCCGCATGGGACGGCATCAGCTCCGCCGCGACCGCCGCCTGGGACGGTATCAAGAGCGGGATCGAGACGGCCCTGAACGCGATCCAGACGCTGGCACAATCGGTCTGGGACGCCATCAAGTCCGCCGCGCAAACAGCGTGGGATGGCATCAAAACGGCGGCGAGCAATGGACTGGATGGCATCCGTGGTGTGCTCTCGGACGCAGCCGGCTGGGCGGGTAGCCTGGCGACGAGCATCGGCACCGCCATCGTTGACGGCATGGTCAACGGCGTGCGCGGTGCCGCGGGGCGGCTCGCGGGGGCGGCGCGCGATGCGGTGGGTGGCGCGTTAGGTGCGGCAAAGAATTTCATTGACGCGAAATCACCGTCGAAGGTGTTCGCGGACGAGGTCGGCGTGCCGATCTCCCAGGGGATAGCGGTCGGCATCCTCGAGGGGGCCCGCGATATTCACGGCGCGCTGGCCCGCGCGACGGCGCCGCAGTCGTTCGCCTTTTCCACCGGGGCGCTCGGCGGGGTGTCGGCGGGGGCAGGAGCGTCCAGCCGAGGCGGCGGCGCGAGTCCGGTCACGGTGACGCTCGCACCGGGCGCAGTGCAGGTCTATGGCGCCGCCGGTCAGAGCGAGGAAGCGATCGCGAACCGCGTGATCGCCCAGCTCAGCAACGTCTTCACCGTCACCGGCCGCCAATACGGGCTATCGATGTAGGGGGCGGAGTCATGTCCAACATCCGCACCCTCACCACAATCACGGACCTGTTTACCGGGGTTGCATACGCGGCATCGACGCTCGAGCAGCACGTCAAGATGCCCTGGAGTCGTCGTCAGTCCTCGGTGACCTATCTTGATTCGCCGGGCGCGTGGGATCCGCGACTCCAGGCCGCGGCACCGCTCGATCCGCGGACAATCGATGTCGAACTGATGGTCAAATATGATGCCACCATCACCGATTTCACCGCCGCCTGGCGAGCATTCATGCTCGGACCGGGAAGCGGCGTACAGGTGCGCATGACCTTCGTCGAAGCAACAGGCGTCTCGTGGTACGCGGACGCGAAATGTATCAGTGCCGACATGGAAGCGAAAACCGACTTTTTCTCCTACTGTGTGATCCCGGCCAGTTTCTTCCTCGCCAGCCCCTTTCTCTATCTCCCCGACGGCAGCCAACTCGCGGACACGGGCCTGACGGCGGACGCGAGCCTGACCGCGGACGGCGCGGCGAACCCGACGACGACGATCACCAGCAATAGCGCGTCGCTGACATTCACGAACCAGGGCACGCTGCCCGATGAGGGTGCGAAGGTCCTCCTCCAGGGGCCGCTGACCGCGCCCGTCACGGTGCAGAACTACAATGCGGCGACGATCAATCGTGCGCTCGGCACCTACCGCTCCTTCTCCTACACGCTCAACATCCTCAGCGGCGAAACGATCACCGTCGATTGCGCCACCGGCGATGTCCTCAGCAGCGTGTACGGTGCCGGGGCGTATCAGTATTTCGTGTCTGACAACGCCTCCGCATCCGCGCTGCCGATCGGGCCGGGCAGCAACTTGATCGCCGTCGCGACCGGGAGCGCCAGCGGCCAGAACGGCCGACTCACGGTGGTGTTCCGTCCGTTGAGCCTCTAAGAATCGGGGTTTCACAATGCCGCTCGGGACGATCTCGCAGTTCCCCTTTGGGGGGGCGCTGACCGCAGCGAATCTGAATGCGCCCGTGAACAGTCTGAAGACGCTCGTCGATGCCTTCGTTGACAGCGTCCCGACGACCTACTACACCAGCGCGAATATGGTCAGCGCCGCCACCCCGAACAAGGGTGTGCTGCGTGACGCCAACGCCGCGACCGCGCTCGGCGGCCTCTCCATCATCTCCACGCAAGCCGGTGCCACGACCATGCTGCTCCGGCCAATCACCGCGCAGACCTTCCCGCTGCTCACGATCCAGAATGCGGCGGGCACGGTGAACACAGCCTTTATCGCCGCGGATGGCACCTTCATCTCGACACCGGGGTTCAGCGGGGATCTCAACGGCAACGCCACCGGCGTCAAGGGGGTCGCCGCGCACAGCCTGCTCGTCGGGGCCGGGGCGGGCGCGATGGCGGCATTAGCGCCCGGCACCGCCGGCTACGTCCTCACCTCCCAGGGCGCGGCGCTCGATCCGATCTGGTCCGCGCCGACGGGCGGCGGCGGCGGCGGCTCCACCCCGAGCACGATCACGACGGGCGGCGCCGGCGATGCCGCCCTGATCGACCTGACGACACCGCTCGTGCAGAACATCGTCAACGCCCTCTCCGTCTCGGGCGGGACGAGTCTGCTCATCGCCGCCAGTGCCAGCACGAAGGTCGGTGTCTCCGTTGGCGGCCGGTGGCGCACGAATACCGCGAATGTGACGACGAATGCCGCCTCAGGCGCCGCGGGCAACCGCTACCTGATCGCGGATCTCTCGGGCGCGGTCTCGGGCGGCAACGGCATTGCCTTCGCGCTCAACACCACGACCACACTCGCGAACCAGTACCAGATCCTCATCTGCGCGGTGCGCTGGGACGGCACGACGCTGCAAGTCGATCCCGGTACCACCGACTTCACCAACATCTTCCCGACGATGAACTCCACCGGATTTCAGCCGATCGTCCTGGCGCAGGATTTCACGGCGGCCGCACTGACCAATGCCGGTTTCCAGAACCTCACCAACGCGGTGACGACGACGCTCCATTTCCCCACCGCGATGCGCGGGCTGATCTTCTTTAGCTTCGACCTCGCGCAAGGCGCAACGGCACAGAACGGCTATCTCTATCTCAGTGTCGATGGTGGACTGGTGGGGAAAAACGTCCAGTTCAACGGCGTGCCAATCAACCAGACGCTCACGCTGACCGGGCAGACGCGCGTCTCGCTCGGTGCCGGCGCGCACACGTTCGTGCTCCAGGCCTTCTGCTCCACGGTGGGCCCGTCGGTCGGCGCCGTGAGCGTCAACGGCTTCTTCTATCGCTAGGAGCAGACGTGGATTGGATTGTTCACGAAGGCGATTGCCTCGAGATGATGCGCGGGATGGCGGATGCGAGTGTGGACGCCGTGATCTGCGATCCGCCCTACGGCACAACGGCGTGCAAGTGGGATGCGGTGATTCCGTTCGCGCCGATGTGGGAGCAACTAAAGCGGGTGACGAAGCCGCGTGCGGCGATTGTGCTGTTCGGGTCGCAACCGTTTACGAGTGCGCTGGTGATGAGCAATCCGGCGATGTATCGGCATGAGTGGATATGGCAGAAGAACTACGGCAGCAACTTTGCGAACACGATGCGCGAACCCTTCAAGGAACATGAGAGCATTCTTGTGTTCTCCGCTGGAAAGTGGATATACAACCGCCAGATGCAGGAGCGGGTACCGTCTGGATTGGCACGAGCGAAGTATCTCCCAACAAAGACGACTCGCTCTGACAACTACCATGATTTCGAGCGCCGCCGCGATACGCCGTACACGCAACTCCGTGTACCGTCCTCTGTTCAGAAGTTCAACAAAGAAGTTGGCTTGCACCCCACGCAAAAGCCCGTCGCCCTGATGGAATACCTCATCCGCACCTACACGAACGAAGGCGATGCCATCCTCGATTTCGCGGCGGGAAGCGGCACAACGGGTGTTGCCTGCGTCAACACCGGACGCCACTTCATCGGCATTGAACGCGAGCCTGAATACGTCGCCATTGCCCGCCGCCGCATCGCGGAGTCCGCCGCGCAACCTATCCTCTTCGCCGCCGCAGATTAGGAGCGCATGATGACCATGACGCGCATCGACCAAATCGACGCCAGCGTCACGCTCGGCGGTGGTCACTGGGGCAGCGCCGTTGCGGACGCCAATGCCGTGGGTGGTACCTACGCACGCACGACCACCAATGGCGACACGGCGACGATCGTCATCCCGGCCGGTCCTTCGACGGCGATCCTGCAATGCACACGGCTCTCGACCGGCGGCGCGCCCACGATCGTCAACACGACGCTGGGAAGCGCGCCCGTCACGTGGGATCAGACGAGCGGCACGAACAATGCCGCTGCCGGCTGGGTCGTCTCGAAAGCGTGTAGCCCGCCGATTGCCCTCAATCCCGCCGTGCCGAACACGATCGTCGTGACGGCGGCCGGTGGCGGGGCGACGCTCGACGCCTACGAGAAGTACACGCCGTCGGCGATCACGGCCGGGCGCCTCACGGTGGCCGGGCACTCGATCACGCAGGGCGCGTTCATCACCAGTCCGACGACGAACCGCTTTACCGCCCTCGCCGCAACCTGGCTCGGCATGACGGAGGACAACACCGGGACAGCGACCGGGGCAACGCTCGCCGATAACAATCAGGCCGCGTCGCCGGTGCCGCTCTGGACGATCATCCATGTCGGCACGAACTGGGACCAGCGCACGCCGGAAATCGCCTGCTGCATGATCGGGATCAACGACATCTCCACCCTGCTCGCCAGTGACCCGACGCCGGGCTATTACCTCGCCCTCTTCAAGCAGCGGCTGCGCGAGTTGGTCTGGCGGATGAACTACAGCGTGCCGGGGTGTCTCGTGCTCCTCGTCAGCATGACACCGAACACGAACATCGGCGGTGCGGTGACGCAGGCGAATATCGTCGCCTTTGACCGCGCCATTCAGCAAGTCGCGCTCGAGCCAACGATGACGAACTGCTGCTACGTCAACTGCTGGGACGCGCTCAACAACAACGGCTATACGCGCACGTCGGTCCTATCGGATGGCACGCATCCCACCATCTACGGGCACGAGTTGATGGCGCGGGCATTCTTTCAGCAAGTCGTCGCGCGGCGGGCAGTGCCCCCTGCGGTGCGCCTGGTCAGGTAAGGGAGGCGGACCGTGGCTGAAGCGCCCTCAGAACGCCTGTCGGCAGATGAGTTGTGCTATCACGAAAAGGTCGTCGCGGGCGTGCACGAGGCGCGGCAGCGATTGACGCTCGCCGAAGCGGTGGGCAGTGCGTGGTTCGCGCACCTGATGGAACGCTACGGGCTGCGCGAGACCGATGTCGTTGAGGTCGATGGCACGATCAGCCGTTTGGAGAGGGGTTTGCATGTGACCGCGGTGGACGGTACATCTTCAACCGTTTGCATGTGCGCGCCGCTGGGCGCGACTCGGCAAACGGTTGAAGATCGGCAAACCCCTCTCCAACACCCCGCTGAAACCGCGGACGAATAGCCATGCGCGTCTGGGCTGATCTGTTCGATAACCAGGGTGCGTATCAAGTGACCCTCAACGGCGTGCCGATCGCCGGCCCGGTCCGCGGCATGCAGAACATCTCCTATACCCCGCGCGGCGCCCGGCTCAACGCGGCGGGAGAGTTATCGTTCTCGCTTCCCCTGTCCACCCGTCGCGCCACGGCGATCAACGAAGGGACCTTCATTCGCCTGTGGGAGGATGGGCGTGACCAGGGCCTGTTCATCGTTGGTGAAGGCAGCGAATCCGACGATGGCACGCTCGCGACCTTCCGCTGCTCGGACCTGCTCGAGGAACTGCGCTGGTCACTCCTGAGCGGCTATGCGAACAACTCGGCGCTGCCGGTCGACCGAACCGCGGCGGAGATCGTTGGCCTGGCGCAGGACTACGCATTGCTACAGGCAACGGGTATCTACTGGAACCTCGTGCCGATTGCCGGCACCGCGGGCTTCTTCATGGGCACCAGCTACGTGGTGGAAGCATCATCCACGCTGGCGGCACTGGTTGATTTGTGCCAGCAAACCGGTTACGGGTTCCGCCTCCATGCGACGCTGGAGCGGATGATCGAGTTCGGTGACTTGCGCGGCGACAGTGGACTGCGGCTCCAGCGCGCCGGTGGCGATGCATCGCGGACACCGCCCGCCTATCTGCGGCCGCTCACCGGGCTCTCCCCGCAGCGCGATCCCCAGAGCATCACGACGCTCGTTGTCCCGGAGACGCAGGGCGTGGACGGCGCCTCGTTGCGGGACATCTGGGTCGAAAGCGGCAACACGGTCGTCGCGGGCACCAATGGCAACTGGCATCTGACCGGGCCGGTCACCGATAGCTGGTACGACCCGGCCTTCCCACTGATGCGCCGCCCCCGGCCCGACCTGAAGGCCGGCGACGGGCAGGACGGCTGGACGTATTTCGTCGCCAATCAGGGCGCGCTCGCCTCCCTGCGCAATCGCTGGCAGTCCCAGGCGTTCAGCGAGATCCGTCCTGCCTCGGCGTTCATCAGTGATCGCCGCTCGGCCGCCGCGGCGGTGTATCGGGCGTGCATTTCCTATCTCCAGGTCCGCGCGGCCGCCCATCGCGTCCTCGACGTCACGACGGTGGCCGTGGGCGACAACCGGGGCATCGCCGGTAAGGACGTGCAGGTAATCGACCATCACGCGGTCGATGGCGTCGTGACCCGCGACATCAATGAGTACCGCACCATCATTGATGTCGCGCGCTCGATTGACGACAATGGGCTCGGCACCGACCACTGGACCGTGGACAACGTCGGGCGGCCGATTCGCGGCGACCGGCACGTCATCGGCGACACCTGGCGGCAGATGGTGTCGCTGGCGAAGAATCCGCGGCCGGTGATCATGACGCAGACGCGGACCTATGCGAGCCACGTGCCGCAGGGCCAGAGCATGACGTTCACGATCCCGGCCGATCCGAACCAGCGGCGCACGCAGGTGCTGGTGCATATCATGCCCGGCAAGGACGAGGCCGGTTCTTCGCCGGACCTCGTCCTCTTCTCTGCCGGCCGCTACCAGTATTGGGGCGCGGACTACTTCACCGGCAACGGCGATCAGCCGTTTGATGCTGACATCAGTTTCATCCCCGGCAACGCGCCCCAACCCCTCGGCCTCGATTCCCTGCACGATCTCGCCTGCGCGGTCGCCGTGAACGCGCCTGGAAATATCACGGCTACCGTTTCCATCGCGTACTCTGGGCTGCGCTGATGGGCGCGGGAACCATCATCATCCTGCTGCTCATGGTGCTTGTCGTGGCGGGCGCGGGTGCCATTGTTGCCCGCGTCATCAGGAGGAGGCGGAGGGATGACCTTGAGGGATGACGTGGCCGGCGATCTCTATCAGGCATGGGTTGACAAACACGCGACCAGCGGCCTCGTCGGCGTGCCCTTTGCCCATGCGAGCGATGGGCTGCGCGCCTACTGGCTGACGTTTGTTGATGGGGTGCTGGAATCGCTGAAAATGCGCGGCTACTCCTTGATGTGGGGCGGCAACCCGTTCATCCGCATCGACCCCACCGACGCATCGCTGGAGGCTGACGGATGACCGGAGGTTTGAGATGAACACGCGGCCGATTCCCACGACCGATGACGAGGGCGTGTCGCCGCCGTACCGGCCACCGGGGCCGATGGCGAGGCAGATGCCACGGCCGATGCCCGCGACGCAACTGCGCCCCGGCTGGACCAAACACCCGACCGTACGGAAGGCGGGCGAGCACCCCGCGTTACTCTGGCTGTACGCCTGCGACGTGATCCGGGAGCGCGGCGGGGATAGCTATCTGACGCTGACCGAGCTGTCCAGTCTAATCAACTTCGAGAAGATGGGAGACAGTACCAGCGGTGTCATCAAACGGGCAATCAAGGCGCGCTTCTTCGCCAAGACGGGCGACGGCGTTCTGGTCTTCACCGACGCGCTCGACGATCGCAGGACGTGATTCCCCGCATCGGCAGGTGAACGCCCCGTAGCGTGGCTCTCAGGGCGTCTACGTGGCATCGGAGAGGGGGTGGCGGCGATCCGGGCAGGCTTCCCCCTCATCCCCCTGACCCGGATTGCCGTCGCCATCATGGAGAGGTTGCAGCGTGCGATTAGGGATACATTGTCCAACGCAAGGCGCTACCGCTCGCTTTCATGGAACTGCGCAGGCGCTCCGGTCGGAGGCGTTCCTCTGGTTGCCGAGCGAGCGCCCGTCTGATTCCCACCGCTATGCCGAAGCGCTGCAGATAGTGCGCCTGCCGAACTGGTCGGTCGGGCAGGCGCCGCCCGCCTATTGCGATGCCTGCGCACATCTGATCAATGCATGGGGCGCCACTGCCGGCGTCATCTTCCAGGCCGGAAACGAGCCGGAACTCGAGCTATCCCCCGGCCACTACGGCGAGGGCTTCCCCGTCTATGCCGCAGCCCTCCGCGCGCGCTGGCCCACGATCAAGCTCGCCAACCCACCGCTCCAGGCCGAACACACGAAGCTGCTCTCCGCCGCGACCTGTGAGGCGGCGGACTTCATCGCGGTCCATTCCTATTGGCAGGTGAATCACCCCGAGGACATCAGCAACCGCAACCTCGGCAACTGCTACGACTACGTGATGGACTACGGCAAGCCGGTTATCGTCACGGAAGTGAACGCTGTCCCCGCGAGCGGCATCCCCTCAGACACCAACGTCGATTGGGACGAACGCAACCGGCAAGTCGCCAAATGGGCATCGCTCGCGTCAGGCGACGGCGTCCATGCCTGCTGTCTGTTCATCGCGGACGCCTCGGCAGATTGGGCGGGATTCGATGTTGGCCCCGAGAGCGCCGCAGCGATCCGCGCCGGGTTCGAGAGCGAGAACGGCGACGGTGAGGACGTGCCGGTGGAGCCACCGGAGATTCCCGAGGAGGTTCCCGTGGCTGACGAGGTGTACGGCGAAGACCTGATCGCGAAGTTCGAGACGCAAATCGGACATCCGAAGAGCGGTGACTATGATATGCGGAATGGATATAACCACCCATGGGCCTTCTTCTGCGAAGCCGGCGTGGAGTCAACCGGGCGCAACTGTGGGCTTGCGGTGGTGCCGCGCTCCTCGGCGATCACCGCCGGCGAGTGGGCACGTGAGGCAGGGGTGTTGCAACAGGGCGAGCCGGAGCATGGCGGCGTCGTCTACTTTGGCGACGCGTTCTTCCGCGATTACGGGCACACGGGGATTTGGAACGCAGACCGCCAGCAGACGCTGTCGACGCTCGTCGACGGCACGGGTGTCGGCTACCGCAACTGGGGACCGAACACCATCGGCTTCCAGGGGTGGTACCGGCTACCGGGGATTGCTGCCCCGCGGCGCACCGATGAGGCCCCGATGCCGTCGTGGATCGTCCAGCCTGACAATCCGTATCAAGTGGGCAAACCGTATGAGGTCGGCATTGGCGGCGGTTTCGCGCGGCTGTACACGAGCGTTGACATCGGCGCCGAACCGCTGGTCGTCTTCGGGTACGCGAAGGATCGAGAAGAGCAAGCGATGGTGCGCAATGCATCGGGAACCGAGCAGCAGCGAACGGTGCAGCGGTTCCAGCGCGGCGTCATGATCTGGCAGCCGGAAAACGATTTCCCGTGGGACATCGTATTGGCCCTCGAGACCGATACGGTCACGCCACTCCCCTGACATTTCTGCCCCTCTTCCCACCTCCAGCCCTCATGCCCTGTCGCGGGGTGTGAGGGCATTCTTCATGTCCGCGTCCGCTCCCCGCAGCCCGCTGTCCGCTGCGGTTGCCTCATCGAGTAAGCGACGCAACGCCTCCCGCAACTGCACCAGCCCGCGTAGGGCGGCATCGCGTTCGGCAAGCGCACCTTCCAACTCCTCGATCCGCTGCGCCGCATACAGCATGGGCAACTGGTCGCTGATACGCAGCATGGCAACGATCTTGGCATCCATTTCGGGATAGGTGGTGATGATGGGATTGTCAGGTGTGTCGCTCATCTCTCACTCCTCCAGGTCCGCGAACGGCTCCTCGTCATCTGCGTGCCCATAGGGCATCAACGCCTCGATGATCCGGTCATTGATCCCCGCCAGGATGCCCTCGACGTTCTCCATCTTGTCGAACTCGAGGGCGACGATGGCGCGGCAGAGGTCGTCGGAGATATCGCACAGCAGGCGTTGGGTGTCAGCGTCCATCGGTTTCCCCCTACCCAATTCTCGCCCCTCTCCGCCGCGGCGGAGAGGGGCATTTCTTGTGATCGACTGTTACTCAGCGCTCATGGATCAAAATAGAGGTCGCCGTTGGAGAACTGGTTCGGATCATACTTCAACCATTTCATCTTCGCCGTTTGCGGCACCTCGAAGACGACCACGCCCTGCGTCTTCCCGCCAGACGTGAGCGTCGTATAGGGCAGTGATGGCCCGAAGCCCACCGCGATCGAATCGCCGTACTCAAAATCGGTGTCGCTGCGCAGCTTCCAGGTGCCGGGCAAGGTCTCCTTGCTGCCGACATTCTCGATCAGCACCGTCATGGCAATGTATTTGTTGCCCGCGCTGGGGTGCTCGAACTGATTATCACTCTTGGCATCATCAGCGATGCCGAGGATCGTCACGCGCTGCCCCTCCTGTGTTCCCTGATTGCTCTTCGCGAGCGGCACGCGCACATCCTGGCCGGCCTTCGGCGCCGGGGTGTTCGTGGGCCCGGGCGTGTTTGTCGGCGGGCGTGGCGTCGCAGTGTTTGGCGGTGTGGTCGGTGTTGCGCCAGCGCTGGTCGGGGCGGCCGTCCCCGCAGGCGGCGGGCTGGCGTCATTCGCAGCGGCAGCGATGGGGGCCGGCGTGGCTGTCGCCGTGCCGCCGCCCGCGCTACCGATCGATCCGATGACGATCAGGAGGGCGAAGAGACCGCCGATGGCGATGCCGACGATCGCGAGCGGACGGAGACCTGAGCGGGCCTGCTTCGGCAACTGGGCGTTTGGCGGCACGTTGGCGGGCACATCACGTACCCAGGTGGCTGCGTGGCGCTTCCCGGACGGCCCGGCGGAGAGAACATGCCAGCCAGCGGCCTGCATCACGCGGGCGTCCTGATGGAATGCGGGCACGTTCTTGTAGTAGCGCACAATCGTGTCCCGACGCATCGGGGGCGGTCCAAAGGGCGATTGCTGTGACATCAGATGACTCCTATCCAAATACGTGAGCTGTTCGGGCCTACTACACTGTCAATCGGCGATGCAGGTGAAAACCGGAAATGCGCGGTCGTCAGGTGGATCGCTCCCATGCTGAGCGATCGCCGCGTCCACCACTGCCTCGCGCTGGTCGTAGGAGCAATGCTCGAAGCACGCGGTATCCTCGATGGCGATGCCGCCCGTCCAGCCGGCGAAGAGACCGACGGAGTAGTCGGCATCTTCCCAGCAAAGTACGACCT